CATGCTTTCCGACGACTGGAATATCGTAGCATAACCAAAAAACTGTATAACTATGTGTGAAGCAAAATCAGTTCGTATCGAACGAATCCTCGGGTGCATCCAGAAGGAGCAATACTATCAGTTCCCGGGCACCACGATGACGGTGTGCTGTCTCACCCTTACAAATGGGTTCAACGTCACCGGTGAAAGCGCTTGCGTCGACATGTCGTTCTTCGACAAGAAGCTGGGCGAGGACATCGCCAAAGCAAACGCCGTCGAAAAGATCTGGCAGCTCGAGGGTTATCTTCTCAAAGAAAAGATGCATACGTGCACCTGTAAAAAGGACAACTGACATGAAAAACTTCTTTATCGGCGCAGCAATCGCCCTCGGTGTGCTCGTACTGTTCGCAGGAATCATCCCAGCGCTGGACCTCGGTCTTACCAACTTCTGGGGGCCGAAGTTCAAAACGGCTGAGCGAAATGTATTCGAGCAGTCGAAAAGCTTCAACCAAGGCATGAGGGACGATCTCGCAAAGTACTATGAAGAGTACAGCATGGCTGAAGATGAGGAGAAAAAGCTCGCCATCAAGGCCGTTGTTCGCATGCGGTTCTCTGACTTCGACGACGAATCGGTACATGAGCCTGTGCTCCGATCGTTTCTGATCGACATGCGAGGTTACTGAGAGCGTTTGCCCTGATACACTTATCAATACTGCTATACTGGTAGTGCGAGGGGCAATGGAGCTGGTGTAGCTCAACAGGTCCAGAGCGGGGTAGGAATGCCGTAGTACGCAGGTTCGAGTCCTGCCACCAGCGCGAGTGCTTCAAGTTAAGCGAAGACCAAAAAGCACTCTGTCAAATAAATAGGAATCGCTCGCATAGCCTACGTCACAGGCCGATAGCGCTGGAATTATGTGCCCGTCCGGGGGGATTGTACCCGGCAGCGCTTATATTACCGGGTCGACAAGAGGTAAGTCACCACGCTTTGGACGTGGTCATCGCAGGTTCGAATCCTGCCCCGGTAGCCGAGGTCGATGTGGTAGCGTTTGATCGACGCTTACCAAGAGGCACACGGTAGTGCAAGATCGCTCTGATGGGTTCGAATCCCACCATCGACCTCTCCTTTACGGACAAAACGGAAAACAACCATGGAAGAAAAACTCAAGGCATTTTTTGCCGGCATGCGTCAGGTACAGCCCATGAAGTACGATGCGCTATCACCGGCGGAGAGACGCGACCTTCGCGTAAAGTATGAGGCTCATCAGAAAGATATGTGCTGGCACTGTAAAGCGCCACTGGCGGGCCCACCACCGGACAAAATCACCCGCCGCAAGATCAACAAAAAGCTATTCCCGCCATCTTTTTTCGACTGGCCTGTACATCTGCACCATGATCACGAGACCGGGATGACACTCGGCGCGGTCCACAACTATTGCAATGCTGTCCTGTGGCAATACCACGGGCAGTAAACTCAAACCAACAAAACAAAAGGTAACCATGGAAGAAAAGAACGAAGTATCGAAGCAGCTGCTTGAGCTTCAAGAGCTCGCAAAGCCTATTGTAGATTGGCTGTACACAAACGGATCGCCACATTCAATCGTGATCATCGATCAGATCAGTGCGCAGCTTATGCACGGAGCGCTTGGCGTTCACTTTGAGCCTAGGGGGTGAGCGATGAAAGGATTCTTAACCATCAGAGAGGTAGGCTCTCAGCGCCGGGCCATTCGGACATCTACGATCAAGGAAGTGCGCGAAGACGGTACGCGGACCGTTGTCTACACGAAGATCGGCGACGGCCGACCGAGCTCCAGATCCATCTATGTCAGGGCGGAGCAAGATTTCGATCAGGTCATGGACCTGATGGAGAAATCGATAGCACCAAAGGAGGTGACCGGTGAAGGTAGTAGGTAAAACGACCAAGTACTATATCTGCCCCAAGTGCCATATCGATGTCCAACCGTTCGCGCAGCAGTGTCGTAATGGCCATACACTGCAGTGGGGCGAGATCGAGATTTCCGAAGTGCGGACGGCGGAGCTCGTCAATGCGTGGGACACGTTGCAGGGGGATACCGACCGATTCGAAATAACCGAGAAAAAGGTCAAGGACCTCATCGAAGCAAAGAAAGAGTTGCTGAACATCGTCATTAAAATCTACAACGCGGTAGAGCCATGGAGCATGTCCGAACTTGCAGATCTTATAACCAAATACAGGAGTGATAACAATGGATTGTAGCGAGATTCTCAAAATTTCAAGTGCTCTGCTTGATGAAAAAGGCACCGGGTACGACAACGGCAAAGAGCGCAGTATGGCCAAGATCGTAGCGGCATTCAATACCATCACGGGCCACACCCTCACCGAACTCGAAGGGTGGGAATTCATGAAGGTCCTGAAAGCGGTTCGAATGTTTACTACCGATATACCCAGTTCTGATACCTTCTTCGACGCGGTGAGCTATTCCGCTCTTCAGGCAGAGGCGTTTATGAATCGAGCGGAGCAGTCATGAGTGTGCTTTGGATCGATTTCGAAACCCGGTCAGCTTGCGATTTGAAGGTCCATGGCGCGTACAACTACGCCATGGATCCGACAACCGAAGTGCTGTGCCTATGCTACGCGTTCGACGACGATCCCGTGGAGACATGGATACCAACAAAAAATCCGTCGCTAAACGACATGCTGCGCAACCCTATCCCCGACCGGGTGCGCAACTTCACCGGTCAGATCAGAGCGCATAACGCCGCGTTTGAACGGCTGATCTTCAAGCATGTGCTCGGTATCGATTTCGATATCGAGCAGTTCTATTGCACGGCCACACAGGCCCGTGCCAACTGCATGCCGGGGCCCCTTGGCGATGTCGCACGGTTCAGCGGAGTCGACCAGAAGAAAGATTATCGGGGCGCACAGCTGATCAGGTGGCTCTGCATTCCGGATGCGTCAGGCAAATTCAATAAAGACCCGCGGCTTTTGCAGGAGCTGTTTGATTATTGCGCTCAGGACGTTCGGGCAATGCGCGCGGTATCGAAATCGTTGAGAGACTTGTCGAAGGAAGAACTTTATGACTATCATGTCAACGAGCGCATCAACGACCTCGGGATACTGGTGGATGTACCACTTTGTCTTGCGGCGGTTGACTACGCGGCTCAAGAGAAGAAAGAGATTGAACAGCTGGTACAGGAGATCACGGACGGTGAGATCACCAGTGTTCGATCGCGAAAAATGTGCTCGTGGGTTTTCGATCGCGTCGGTCGTGAAGCCAAAAAGTTAATGGAGATCTACGATGGCGGAGAGAAAAAGATTTCTATCGACAAAGGTGTACGCGCCAACCTGCTACAATTCTCCGAGGAGAGGCCGGATGAGGTACCACCCGCCGTGGCGGACGTTATTCAGTGTGCGGATGACCTTTGGGCGTCGTCTGTGGCCAAATTCAAGAGGATGGCAGAGCTGGCAGACTTCGAAGATGACCGAGTCCGAGGGGCTTTTGTTTTTGCAGGCGGGTCGGCAACAGGTAGGGCTTCAAGCTATGGACTGCAGATCCACAATCTTGCAAGAAAATGCGCGAAAGATCCTGACGCTGTTAGAGACGCGATGATCAAAAAGAGCGTGCTCATACCTGAGTTTGGCGAAGTGGTGAACGAGGTGCTGAAAAGCATGATCAGACCTTCGTTCCTCCCGCGCCCCGGTTACAAGCTGGTGATCGCGGACTGGAACGCCATTGAGGGCCGGGTCAACCCGTGGCTCTCGAACACCTCGTCAGGCGAGGCGAAGCTGCAGCAGTACCGCGACGGTGTTTGTCCTTACTGCGTGAACGCGGCCAACTTCTACGGCGTCAAGTACGAGGAGATCTACCACGAGTACAAAGAACTGAAGCAGACGGACCGCAGATCCGACGGAAAGATTCAAGAGCTCGCGTTCGGCTTCCTTGGCAGTATAGGCTCGTTCAAAGCCTTCGCAGGTAAGAACAACAAGTTCACCGAGGAAGATATGCTTCGTGCAGTCAGGGTGTGGAGACGAAACAATACGTGGGCGATGGAACACGGCCGAACGCTCGAGAGAGCATACATGCGGGCCATGCGAAACCCGGGTAAAGAAATACCTGCATGTCGCATAGTCTATTTGTTTGACGGGACTCACCTCTGGTACATGCTTCCGAGTGGTAGAATTCTTTGCTATCCATTCGCGAAAATCGAAGAAGGTTCTGTAACTTATGCCAAAGCTTCTTGGAAACCAGCCGCCAATGCCAAGGAATGGCCCAGAGGTACGCTTTGGCCGGGTCTTGCGGTAGAGAACTGTACGCAGGCAACTGCAAACGACATTTTACGTTACGCACTTCGCGAACTCGATGATCTCTACTACGAGATAGTGGCGCATATCCACGATGAAATCGTGGTGCAGGTCCCAGAAGATCAGGCTGAAGAGGCCAAAACGGAGATCGAAAAAATAATGACTACCATCCCACCATGGGCTACCGGGCTCCCCTTAGCCGTCGAAGCAGACATACGGAGCAGGTACATGAAGTAGTCGGGATCCCGGCACTTAGGTACCGGGATGCTTTTTAACCACTAGATAACTGAACATCATGGGGTCCCTTCCTACGCAGACAGAATTCATCGACTACTTATCCGGACTTGCAAAGCAAACCAGAAGCGTAGCGCTTATTGTAAAGCAGGAGAGGAAAGGTATCGGTGCAGGAGGAGACGTAGAGTACATCTGGGCGCCGAAGTTACCTGAGGCGTACAAACCGAGATCAACTGACGCCATATATGGCAACACTGGAGCATTTAAGCCAGAGGCTCTCAAAGAGAAGTTATCCGCTTCGAAGGCGAATTGTGACTTCTGCATCTGCATGGTTCTGGATGACATCAACACGAAGGCCAAAGAGCCACCCTTGGCACCTACATGGGTGATAGAGACCTCGCCGGGATCATTTCAGTGGGGTTATGCGTTCAGCGTTCAGCCAACCACCGACACTTTTACCTCCGCCATAACTGCTATAGGCGCTGCAGGTTACACCGACGCCTCCGCGAATAACGCTGTTCGAAATTTCCGTCTCCCCGGCTCGGTCAACCTGAAACCGGGGCGCGACAAATTCAAATCAAAGCTGATCTCATTCGATGGTGAACGGAAGTTTACCCTTGACGAGATATGCACGGGTCTCGGCGTGACCCCCGGCGAGTCGAGAGGCAGGTCTTACCGGTCGACGAACATCAAGCGTGAGAACGACGAGGTGTTGAAATGGCTTTCTGACAACAAGTACCTGCTGTCAGAACGCAGCAGCGAAGGGTGGTATTCAGTGGTGTGCCCTAACCATCATAAGCACACGGTCCCCACGGATGTAGCCGCCCGATATTCTCCCCACGACAGAGCGTTTTGCTGCTACCACGAGCATTGCTCACAAGAAACGTCGCAGGGATTTCTCGACTGGATCTATGAGCAAGGCGGCCCGAGAGCATTTCACGGCCCCGACGAGGCTGCTTTTGCGAAGACAATGAGCGACACCATAAGTAAGCTGGAGCAAATCGAAAAGCTGCGCGGTGAAACCCAGAGGAGCCAGACCGTCGTCGCTCAAGAGCAGGCCAAACAGAGCCTGAACGACATCGTCCAAAAGCAAGCCAAACGGACTGAGAAAACGAATATGTTCTCCCGGTTTGCCTACGTCACGGCGGACGACACGTATTTCGATATGGAGGACCGCAAAGAGTATTCGCGATCGGTATTCAACGCGATGTTCAGACACCTCAAGTTCATGTCGATCCACGGAGATAAGCCCCGCAAGGTCGAGGCCAGCATATTCTTCGATGAGAATCGAGACAGCCACGGGTGCCCGCTCACAAGCGGGGTCACTTACGCGCCCGGTGAGTCGAAGCTGGTAGGGAAGAAAGGCGAGGTATTCTGCAACCGGTGGCGCGACGGTCGGCCAACGGTCGATAAAAGCCTGAAGGCAAACATCGACATGTGGTTGAACCATGGTCGAAAGCTGATACCGAACGAGGAGGAGTTTCAACACATCCTCAACGTCATGGCATTCAAGCTGCAGAACCCCAACATCAAAATCAACCACGCGGTACTGCATGCCGGCCGTGAGGGCTGCGGAAAGGACACGTTCTGGGCGCCGTTCATCTGGGCCGTTTGCGGGCCTGACTACGAGAACCGCGGGTATCTTGACAGCGCCACATTGAGCACGCCTTGGGGTTACCACCTCGAGTCCGAAGTGCTTCTGATCAACGAGCTCAGGGAGCCCACCATGTCGGAACGGCAGGCACTGGCCAACAACCTGAAGCCTATCATTGCAGCACCTCCGGAGTTCTTGGACGTCAACCGGAAAGGCTTGCACCCTTTCAAGGCGGTAAACCGGACGTTCGTGCTGGCGTTTTCCAACAGCCGCACACCCATCAGTTTAGCGCCTCAGGATCGCCGGTGGTTTGTCATCTGGAGCGAGTCCCCGAGAATCGACGGATCAGCCATATGGCGCTGGTACAAATCAGGCGGCTTTGAAGCGGTCGCTGCGTACCTGTATCAAAGGGACGTATCTGCGTTCAATCCCGCGGGCACCCCGTTCGAGACCGAGCATAAAACGAACCTCATCGAAGGCGGTATGAGCACGGTGCAGGCTTGGCTCGTTTATCTCGCCAAGAACTGCTTGAGTGAGTTCCAGAACGGCGTGGTTGGTTCCCCGTTCTTCAAGATTGCCGACAGGCTTCAAGGGCAGGCCCCGAGCGGCGCCAAAGTGCATCATGCAGGCGTTGTAGACGCGCTGCAGGACGCCGGGTGGTACAACCTTGGGCAGCTGAAGTCGAGAGAGAATCAGGCGAGAAAACAGATCTGGGTAAGCCCAGAGATATATGCTGACGTGGAGAAAGGCGACATATCGCGCAGTGCCATCAGGAATATGGCTGAGCAGCCCACAGGCGTCAGACTGGTTGAACTTCAAAAAGGAGCGTAAGCATGTTAGAAAAAGAGGTTGAGAAGCATTTCAGAGAAACAGTGAAGCGTCTTGGCGGGACTTCTTTCAAGTTCACGTCGCCGACAAACAGGGGTGTGAGCGATCGCATAGCGTGCCTACCCGACGGGTCGACATGGTTTGTTGAGTTGAAGACCCGGGGTGGTCGCTTGTCACCCCTTCAGAAGATCTTCGTGGAGACCATGGAGATGCTGAACCAGAACTATCGATGCTTCTGGAACAAAGAACAGATCGATCAATGGGCAGGTCAGCTGCCTAAACACTAAACGGAGAAACCAATGATTCACAGCCAAGCACTCGGCATCCTCGGGCTAAAAAACAGGCTTGACAAACTACGCAAAGAGCTTGTAGAGGCCGCGAATGCTATCGATCGTTATGAAGAAGGCAAATGCTCAATCGACGACGTGCTTCACGAGTTCCGCGACGTTCTCTACGTATGGGGTTCAGTGTCCATAAGCGATGAGTTTATAGGCGCCGATGAACGCGTACCTCTCGAAGAGCATCGCAAGGTCAGCGACGAAAAGCTCAAAAAGGCTATCGCTGACGCGCGGTGCGACATGGAGGCTACGATAACAGACACGATCCTGCAGATGCGCCGTGCTGACTTTCTTGCCCGTCAAATACCTTTAGCCCTGTAACGTATGAATAAGCCAAAATTTAGTCTCAACGACATCGTCCACATCAATGAGACCTCGGGTGTAGGTCGCGTAGCCAGTATCGAATGGGATGGACGAAAATATCGGTATACAGTAGAATATTTTGACGGAAAAAAGAAAACAGCTTACGAACAAGATCTAATCAAGGTCCAATGAACGAAAACATGGCTCGTACGACCGAGTCTGCACAGATCACAAATAAAGGGTGGACGGTATGTAAAAAGCGCAGTAAAAAGTACTCTTTAACGTTGCCTTATCTTGCGAGAGCCAGTAATAACGCAAAGGGTATCATGGTTAACATCGGCTACTTTGCCACCCGAGAAGATGCAGCCAGGCACGCGGTCGCAGCAGCGCATACCCATGGTACGCTTGATTGGGCAAAAACCATGCTCTGGTTTAAGCTCAAAGGCTATTCGATTTCCTTTGACGACGTGTTTTCTCACAAGAAAATAAGCGCACAAAAAGGCTGGTACACATCAAAAAATAAAACCTCTGCAGGCACTGTTTTTTACCAATTCCTTATAGGTCCAAGCCATAGCGAGTCAAAATACGCTATGAGCGCGTCGACAGTTGAAAAAACAATCGTCTTAGGTCTACCTCTCGCTAAGAAAAAGCCCTACTATAATGAACACAGCACCATCAGATGGCTCAAACGAAACAACCTCGAGCACCTCATCGAAGCCGCTAAAATTGTATGACTATCAGGACGAGGGCGCGGACTTTCTGTACGAGAGCGATCGGGCGATCATCCTCGCATCTGTAGGCGCAGGAAAGACCGCCATGACCCTCGTCGCCATTCAGGACATGATACAGGACTCCGTGGCCAGAAAATGGCTCGTAGTGGCCCCGAAACGTGTGTGCGAAGAGGTATGGCCTGTGGAGCGTGAGATATGGACGCCAAAATTGTCCATGGCGGTAGCCGTCGGTACCCCCGCGCAACGCAACAAAGCGTTACGTGCAGGAAAAGACATCACGGTTATCAACTACGACAATATCCAGAAGCTGCCCGACAACCTTCGCTTTGACGCGATCGTATTTGACGAGCTCACCAAGCTCAAGAACCCCAGCGGAAAACGATTCAAAGCGATATTCAACAAGATCCAAGACATACAGATCCGGTGGGGTCTGACCGGGTCGTTTACCAGCAATGGCCTTGAGGACGTTTTTGGCCAGTGCAAGATCATTGATCAGTCGATATTGGGTAGGGCAAAGGGTGCGTATATGCAGCAGTACTTCATCTGCATCAACCGGGAGTATGGCCAGTATGTCCCAATAGCCGGATCACTGGCCAAGGTCATGGATCGAATAAAGCCGATAGCGTTTTTGCTCGACAATAAGGAGTACAAAGACAAGCTACCGCCGCTTCATCCGGTCAAAGTGAAGGTCCGTCTGGACGACCGGGTGCCTTACGAACGGATGAAAAAAGACCTCGTAACCGAGGTTGCAGGCGAGCAAATAACCGCGTTAACCGCGGCAGCTATGACGCAAAAACTTCAGCAGTTAGCCAGCGGCTTCGCGTACACTTCGGACATTTTCCCGCAAAGTACAGAGTTTACGAAAAAAGCAGTATGGCACTCGTACCATAAATTCGAAAAACTCGACGAGATCATCGAGGAGAATCAGCATGCTCCAACGTTGGTTTTTTACAACTTTATCGAAGAGCTCGAAGAGCTAAAGCGCAGGTATCCTCATCTGCAGACTCTCGATTCTCCGAACGCCGTATCGCGGTTCAACGAGGGCAAGATCGAGCTTTTGGCTGCGCACCCAAAGAGCGCCGGCCATGGGCTGAACCTGCAGGGCTGCGCTCACCACATGGTGTTCCTGTCGCTCCCTTGGTCTTTTGAGCTGTACGAACAGGCCGTCGGTCGCCTACATCGCGGAGGTCAAAAACGTGAGGTGTGGTGCTATTGCCTGATGACTGAGAATACGATAGATGAGAGGATCTGGAGCGTGCTGCACGATAAAAAAGCTCTGGCCGAGGCGACCATTGATGAGTTGAGAGGAAAATAAAAAAGCCCCGCAGGTAACCAGCCGTACGGGGCAACTCAACAAAACGGAGAGGGTGACAGTGGGTATCACCATGAGAAATATACCTCTTTTAGCGACACTTCCAAATACTTATTGTTGAGGAAGCACCCCATAATCCTCACCCATCTCATCCACATTCTCGTACAAAGTCGGGTTCACCGGTTGCTGAGGCTCCTCACCGACCATAAATGTTTGTGCGGGTACATCATACTGGGGCGCGATAGCGCTTACATCCTCGCTGTCCGGGACCTGATACTTCGCTCCGAGCGCATGAATGCCGCTGCCAACAAGCCCGGCTTCTGGAGTGGCGCCTCCGCTGATGCCGAGCTCGAGCCACCGGTTGATCACCTGAGACCGGCGCTCTTTCTTTATGGCCTTATCCAACGCGGTTTTTGCCGTCGCAGGGTTGAGCATGTCTGTCGCGAACTTCTCAGCCTCTTTCAGCGTCCATTGGCCCTGTGTGTTCTTCAGTATCCACTTGACCATAGTCGCCTGAGGGTTCCACAAATCAGGCAGATTGATGTTCTCTGGCCTGTAAATGGTTTTCGCCAGCTCATGCGCGTCCTTGTCATTTGCTGCGCTCAGGTACGAGGCTTCACTTGCGATATCGTCGCCTACCGTGCGGAGCTTACCGAGGTCATCCTCGGCACCTTCAAAAACAGCGTCCAGATTATTGAACAGGGTCTGTCCCGTAGCTGCTTTGATGGTTTTTGCCTGATTGGCAAGCGCAGCCTGATAGGCTTCCGGTCCTTTCTTTTCGAGGATATCGCTCAGGTACAGGCCGATCTGTTTTCTGTGCAGAGGCGCCCACATATTGCGATACGCAGCGTCTGCTGCAGCATACTCAGGGAACTGATTGTACAGCGCATCTTTGACCTTGACGAGCGACTTTTTGATGAACGCGTTATTCCGGTCACCGATCATACCCTTGAGGTCGTCGATGATCGATGCGGCGGCAGCTGAGCTCGATTCAAGCTCGCCGGTGCCGATATCGTAGATGTTTCGCCTGATGGAGTTCAGCGACTCAATCAACTTCCGGTTTTTCGGGTTCCTCTTTATGAGATCCTGAATCGTGGCCTCGACAGGCTGGAGATCTATAGCACGATCGAGATTTCTGGCCGCATCGTAGGGTAAATCGCCAGCCTTACTTACCGCGTCGGACAACCGGTCGATATCCTCTTGGGCCGCCGCGGTCTCTCGAACCATGTTTTGTCGTACGTTAGAGCGTTTCAGCGCCAAATCCATGTACGACCGGCGGGACTTCTCTGTGGCTCCATGGATCACGTTCTGCATGGCCGCAAGAATCTTACCTCCGACTCCTGCTCCCGCAGCCTTTTCACCCGCGGTACGGAACTGACCAAACACGTCCTCTCCGCCGTAGCCATACGGTGCGCTAGGACCCATGGCAAACCCGCTGCCACCCGTGGGCGGCTCTTCGTACCCAGAGACCGGTGCAGTGCCCTTGACGCGCGTTTGCGGCGCTTTCGCAGCGCCTATGGCCTCTTCGGGTGCGACTGCCGGCACGCCACCGGGAGTTATGCCCGGAGGGTACACGCCCTCGGGTGCAACGTCCGTCGCAATCTCCGGACGCTTCACTTCAGGGATGCCCGCCGGCCGGCGAACGCCGGGTGCGGCACGCTCACCAGTGAACAGCTCCGATTCACCAAGGCGGGCCTCGGGTGTGACCAACGATTCACGGACCTCGCTCATCGTCGGCCCAAGCATACGCCGGATCTCCGCAGTCGTCGGATCAACGATGTTTCGCGCACCTCGAAAAAGGTTTCGTCCAACGTTGACTACCGGACGTATAAGCAGTTTCTCCCCCGGGAGCATAGGGTTGGTGTAAGGCAGAACCTTACCCGCGGTTTCCGCAGCCTTGGCTGTGACGCCCAGCGCTCTTGCCGCGCCGAGCGATCCTTCGGCAATTTTCGCAGCTTCGGCCGCGCGAAGACCCGCGCCAACAGCGGTTGCGCCTTTAGCCGCAGGACCCGCCAGCATTGCAGCTACGTCTGCCGGATGCTCGTACGCCCAGTCAGCTATTTGTCCGGGGATCTGCTCCGGATGCGACATAGCCGTCTTGACCGCTTGCGTGGCCCCTTGGGCTCTTTCGACGGCGCGCTCCTTGGCCCCCGGGTGCAGACCATACGCTTCCTCAAGCGCGCTATAAGCTGCTCCGGGAAGGGTTGGTATAAGGTCTGGCAGCTGCGCCAGACCAGAGTACATTTCACCCACGTTTCGCATGAAGTTCATGCCAAGTCCGCCGAGTGTGCGCTCTTTTTCCGGCGCTTCTGACACGGGCTTCGCAGACGCGAGATCAAAGCTTGTGCGCTTTGCAGACGAGAGATCGAAGGCCATTAGTCTACCTCCTCAAATTGGGTATTATCAGGGCTTACGTATGCCTTATTACCGTTTTTATCTACTTTAAGCACCCAGCCACGGCTATTTACCTGAGGGATTGTTACCGGCTTGGCTGCCGGGGTTGTCCCCGCGGCGGGCTGTAGCGCTCGACCGGCGCCTGTGCGCATCGATTCGAGAATTACTTTCCGCGACTGAGCCTTCTGAGCTATGGTTTTAGGGTCGTCGCCATATTTCGGCATAAGGGCCTCAACAGTCTTTTTAGCCTCCATTACGGTAACACCTTTACCCGTGAGATGGTAGATAGCCATCAAACCAAAAGTGTCCTGTGCTTGCTTTACCCTCTGCTCTTCTCCAGACTGCATGGGCGACGCCATTTGTTTAATGCTTTCCCCAGCCCACGGTATATTTCCCAAAGCCGCAGGGATACTTCCCTCACGGTATACGGGAGCCGCGAGCCTCTTACCTGTTACCGGGTCGACACCTGCGGCAAACGAAGAAAGCACGTTGTCCGCTTGAGCCGCTACCTGATACAGACCAGCGGTGCGAGACTCTGCCTCGGTCAGCTTCGGGTGCTTATCCCCAGAGGCTCCCCTAGCTGCCGCTCTTTCGGCAATCGCGGCCTTATGGTACGCCGTGGTTTCCGCAAGCTGACGTTCTCTCAAGTCGAATTCTTTTTGCTTCCACGAGAGATCCTCCATGTTTTTTCGTGCCTCAACGGCAGACTCAAGGTCGCCCTTGGCCGCGGCTACACGATACTTCTGGATCTCAAGCTCCAGTTTGGTCTTGTTATCTCTCGCCGCGCGATCGGCAGCCGAAGACTCTGCGAGCTGTTGAGCTGCAAGGCCAACATTCTCCATAAAACCGCCGGTTCTGGTGGGTGCCGCTAAGGCCGCAGCAACCCTGAAATATTTCTCTGCTTGCGACGCTTTGTCCTGCGGCGCGGTATCCAAGGATCGGGCGTACATGTCTTCGAGAGCCGTTTGGACCTTCTGATATCGCTTTTGCGCTGATGCGATATCGTAAGGATCTACACCCGCAGCAGAGGCCACCTCGCCACCATCGGCATACTTGGCTGCAAGGTCATGGACAGAGCCGCCTTTGGCGTACGTTGGGGCTTGCAGAATGTCGGCGTACTCCGAGCCAGTCAGACTGCCACCGGCCATCCTCCGGTTGTACTCCTGCAGATACGCGTCATAGCTGGCCTGATCCTGCGCGTTCTTGTCTAGCTGAGCATTGTACGTGTCGACCGCGGTATTGTACGCGGCAAGGTCATCGCGGTACTTATCCGCATCGGTTTTTGACACGAGCCTTGACCCGCGAGCATTACCCGGGAGCGTCGGCGCGACCGCGGTGAACGTAGGTACCGCAGCACCGGTGTAGGCCGCTGCTGCGGGTGTCGACACCCCGTAATGCTTCAGCATATTGCCGAGTTCAAAACCGCCGTAAGTGGCGGCAGTACTCTGCGCTGTAGGTATAAGGTTAAGGGTAGGTGTACTTATAGCGTTCGGCGCACTCTGACGCTGATTGAGCTGAGTGCTAAGACTTGAAACCGGGGTCAGGTTGAGAAAAGACCCGTCCTCTTGCCCTTTGTAGCCGGAGGTACCCCTGCTCGGGCTTACCTTAGCGTCGGCTGTCATGCGCATTGGGTCAACAGACTGAACCCCTTCTTCTTGGCCTTTGTAGCTGGATAGCCCTCTGCTCAGGTTTATAACTTTACCCATATCGGACGTGAGCGCCGCCCCGTGAGCTGTCGCAGATCCGCCACTTGCGTAATTATGTGTACGCATCTGATCCAGCATAGCCGCTTCACGTCCGTTGACATGCACCAGCTCTCTGCTCCCTGATGGTTCATTAAGGCCATAGTCGGCCATGAGTCTGCTCATCTCTTTTTCCATTATTCACCCCCTTACGTGTTTAGCGCTTTATTAAGCGCAAGCCCGCTAACGAGTTGCGAAAGCGGAGATGCTGAGTACGTTTGCCCGGTCGAAGAAGTCGATTGCGTCTGCGTCGTTGGTACGATCGGTGCAAGACCCCTGACCTGTGTGCTGAGCCAGTCGAGCTGACCCTTCGGATACGCCTGTGCGACGTCCCATTGCTGTTTTGCAGCATTGAGCTGCTGTTGCGCAAGGTTTTGCTGCGCCGCACCTGCCGATTCGAGAGCTGCCGTATCCGCGTAGGTGAGCTGCTGGCTCGTCTGTGCCATGTTCGCGAGCTGCTGCAATGCCGATTGCTGCCTTGCAAGGTCCGTGCTTGACAGCTGACCAACGGTCCCTGCGAGCTGAGCCTGTCGCGCGGCATCTGTTTGCTGAGCTGCGAGCGCCTGCGCATAACCTTGCTGCGCGACTTCAGCCTGCTTATTCAGGATGGCTTCCTGTGTGTCCCTGAGAGCTCTCTCGCCGAAAGTACCCATGCCGCTGGACCCAAATTGGCCGGCTTTGATGAACGCATCAGACACCCCGGGGAGAAGGTTTTCCGTGAGATTTCTGGCCCCCTGACTTGCAATCACGTCGAGCACCCCGCTCTGGTAGGGGTTCATGTACGCCTCAACCTGTGAAGGTGCCGTCTGCGACGCTGCGTTCAGGTAGGGTTGTGCAGACGTAAGCGCGCTTTGACCTGCGAGGTTTTGCGTCCCTGTCTGCGCCGTCCTCAGTGCTGGCGACCATGCGCCTTGCGCTGATTGAACACCTTGGTAGGCTTGCCGCTGCAAAGGCGTAAGGTCTGCGACAAGAGGTGCCGCATACGCCTGATACGGGGTATTGGCGACGTTCTGAGACCATTGGATCTGATTGTAAATCGCGTCCTGCATCCACTTCGGCGTTTCCGAAGTAGACGTCACGTACGACGTCGCCGTCTGAGGCGTACCCTGAAAAATGCTACCCATTACGCAACCCCTTTCAAATAGGTTAATGGCGATTTGGCATCCGGGCTTATCTTACCCTTAGCCAAAGCTTTGCCTTTCTGTTTTCTGATCTCCTCCCTCATACGATCAAGCGCTCGCGCTCCTGCCTCGTTCGACCCGTCGCCAAGCATGGCCACGGTTTCCGCATCCATAACATATTCACCATCACTCAATCTGGCATTGATCGAGTCGGTACGACCTGTTCCAGATCCCTTAGCGTACCGAGCGATCTGACTGAGCGCTCCACCTTTCGCCGCGGTCGCCACGTTGTATTGACCCGCGGTGATATTATTCCAGTTCTTGGCCATGAAAGTGCCAAGATCCATGCCGGCAGATGCTGCGTCGCTCTGCAGCTTATCCCAGTCCCATACGAGCGACGGTCTGTTGAAGTATTCCTGCTGGCTTGGCGAAAGCGATGAGACAGCCTGCTGTTGCTCCGGCGTAGCTTGGCCACCCAGTGCGTTAGACATGAGCGCTACAGTGGCCAGTTTCGATAAAGTATTGCTTTTAGCCGGAGCTGCAGCTGCACTGGGCGCTTCGGAATAAGGCGTATACTTTGTTTCGCCTGTCACTGGCGATGTGAAGCTACTACCCGTCATCCCGAGTTCAGTATCACCCAAGCCTACATCTTGCCAAGTCGGCTTATAAAAGTCAGTTTTCAGCCCCGTGTCAGGGATATTCGCAAGAGCTTCGGTACCGTCTCCGATACCATAGCCGAGCTGACCGACCGCGGCATCAGACGGCTTAAACGACAGGCCGCCTGCAATACCTGCTAGACCTCCGCCTAGGACCGCGGTTTTCGGATCGTACCCCGCGGTAAGCATATTCCCCGCAGTTATGCCTGCGGTATTAAGCCCTGCGCCGAGAGCGGTGTCGGTCCCCACCGTGCCCGCAAGTTGGCCGAGCGCGCCACCAGCAGCCCCCGTAAGCGCTCCTTTGAGCACACCCTTACCCGTAATGGCGCCTGTGGCTGCGCCTACGAGCCCGCTACCTAAGATGGCCTGTCCTGTTTTATCAAGCCCAAGACCAAGCGTGCTGTTTGCCGCGTTACCTACCGTGCCCCCGAGACCGCCGCCAAGACCGCCGAGTACGGCGCCTTGGAGTACGTTGCCTCCAGATGCTGCAGATCCTAAGGCACCGAGAGCTGCACCTCCGACGATCGAAGATCCTGCCGCGCCCAGTACGCCCCCGGTGAGCGCGCTTCCGATCGCCGTGCCAATGCCGGGAAGAAGGATGGTTGCTACAGGGACGATGACCGAAGTGAGCGCTTTGAAGAAGCCACCTTTATACTCCCTCAAACCCGTATTCGGGTTGACGGTGCCGGCGCCGCCGACGCGTTCGAGCATCTCTCGCTCCCTTGCAGTGGTGTATGCCAGCATAGAGTCACCGCCGCGGCCTGCAGCGGCCAGCCGGGCAAGACCACCATGGGCCATGGCCATGGGCTGCTGGGGTGGCTGCTGGGGTGGCATCTGCGGCTGCTGCGCCACACGCTCCTGAATCATGTAGAGCGCAATCAGGATTGACACGATAAGCGCAGGATCGAACTGTTCAGGTACGAGGCTCTCGTCGATAAAGCCATCACGAATAGCCGCGGCTCTGATCGTCGGGTACTGATCCGGGTGCTGAAGCACGAACTCCAGAACCTTGATGACCTCTTCGATTTCGCCCGGTTCGATCGGGGCAGACGCCAGTTTGGCCTCCATCACTTTTGCTGCTTGGGCGACCGACGGATCGTTGGCAGCCATCTTCATGATCTGGTCTCTAATTGCAGACATAGTCAGTTCCTATACCAAGGGTGAGTGTAAAAGTCTTCGGCCAGCATGCCGTATACCAGAAGGTCCTCGTCGTTCGGGAGCGCCTTTCGCATGAGCCCTTCGATATTGAACCCAAACTGCTCTATCGCCTTATGGGCTTTATGGTTCTTTGCAGATGAAAGGCCAGTGACCCGGGTAACGTGCAGTCCATCAAACAGGAATCTGAAGACATCATTGAACATACCTACCGTGGCCTTTGGTCTCATTTTTGAGCCGTCCATGGCGATGTTCAGGTCAACGTTCCTAGATGTAAAGTTCGTCAGTACAACGACACAAACAAAATTATTTTCATCGTCTACCGCAGATAACGCCCTAAAAAAGTCCGGAGGATCCTTCAGATTGAGCTTTTTCCTTGCCCATGCCTCTGCCTCCTCTTCTCGTGAAAACCCTATAAATTTCATGCGAGTGCTTGACAAAATCGTTCAGCCCAGTCCCGCCAATCGGTGAAATGGTAGGGCACAGGCAAATTTTCCTTCAAGGTCAAATTGTTGGAGAACCGTACCGCCCAGTTCTGCCAATCTTTCTCATCGATCAGCTTCCCGAATGACCCGTAAGGATCGAGATCCAAGGTTATCTGATCAGCCCAGTCCATGAGGCTCATACCTGTCGGTAACGTTACGATCATCCGAGCATCGTTTTATCGCCGGCGTCGATGTGACCTATGATCTGACCCATCTGGTAGTCACCGTTGAGCGCGTTTGACTCAAAGCGTACCCGGAGCTCTCGTCGTTGCTCTTTGAGCACTACGATCTGCTCTTGCGCTTGTGTGGCTACCTCGGGAAACGTATACTGCCGGCTATACACCTCTTGCGCTCGGGCGTTCGCCCTACCTGTCACCTGCACACTCATAGGTCCTGACTGGACAAAGTCGGGCTCAATAGCGCTGATACGCATGTACTGATTCCGTCCTTGTACAAGGCTCGACAAGTCAGCTGTTTCAAAGTATGATGGAATAGGGTTGATCTCATGGCCGTCGATCTCATCGGTACCCTGCTCGTGGAGCCACACCTTATATCCTGACTCATCGGTCTGGATGCCGGTCAAAAGGGGTGACGCAAACAAGTTATTGAAAGACCCGGACCCGCGGCCTTCGTTCGGGAGTTTGGTGTCATACCATGTGTTCTCCCTGACGTTGTAGATCACGGCGTGTGTGCATTCAGTAGCCGAACCCTTGGGGTAGCACCACCAGATCTCGCCGTAGCGTGGCACTTTAAACGCAAATACCTTTGCCCTTTGGTTCTTGTTGAGATTATCAAAGAACCAGTTCAGGTTCATTGAGTTTGGCACCTCCCTCACGACGCCGTTGAACATCAAGAACCGGTCGACACCAGCCCAGAAGAACACGCCGTCGTAATCAACGACGGAGTTGGCTGACATGATCGAAGTGTCAGTAGCCACAGTGTCAAACTGGAACACCGTAGACCCACCGGTGAACGTCGCTCTGATGACCGCGTCGTAGGCCCAGAACACACCCGCGGGGGCCGACCCTGAGCCGGCGCGCAATGGCATGCCCTTGATGATCTTTTGGCCCCAGACCCGGGCGAGGCCCGACCCGGTGCCCGTGAGATCGGTAGGGTTACCTGCGATTGACCATCCGATGATGCCGTCCGAGCCATAGTAGAACAGGTACGGATGGAGCGACACGATGCCCCCGGTGCAGTTAGCGTTTGCCGGCAAGGTTATCTCCGTGAGCGCGCCAGTCCCTGCGACGTCGCCGTAAAAGATCTGGCCACCAGAGCTATTACTGATGTACTTCAGGTTCGGCGCCACATGCGCGAGAATGTAGTTCTGATTGCTCGAAGAGTCGTACTGGTAGTCGAACATCCACATGTTCTGATCGTCCGGCGACAGCCCAACGGGGGTCCTGTCGGCGACAAGCGAGCTATTACCTGATGCATCGATCGTAAATCTTTCGAGCACGCTGTTACCGCCGCTGTGGCAGTAGACGTACTGCGCCTGCGTGAAATTGGTAAACCCGCGGCTATTCTGCGTCAGATAGCTCTGAACACTCTTATACCCTGCGATTTTACGCGGTAGCCCACGCTGGAACCGAACCCATTGCCCGTCTGTGTAGAAGTCACCGTCGAACTTGGTGCCGTCTCGCTTGATACCCGGGTTTGATCGAAGTACGACTGTGGTGATAGGCATCAGAACGCACCTCCATCAACAGAACCCAGCGCGGTCCACGCCGCCCTCTGATTTACCGCGGTGAAGAGCGCTATGCCCGTCGAAGTGCCTCCGAGGTTAATGCGTGCCGCCGACGCGGTGGTCGCACCGGTGCCGCCTTGGCTGATCAAAATCGGAAGCGATATGCCCGCGGTATTGGCGTTGACGACGTCAGTACCGTCGCAGTACAGAATGACCCGCTCGCCGGCAACAATGCCGACACCTGTTCCCGCAGCCGTCTTTACCGTCAGTACATACGACCCGGTGGTGGCGTTATCGACCCAGTACTGCTGGGCGTACGCAGGCACGATGATCTCGCGGTCACCGGTGAGCGTTCCGTTGAATCGGTAGGACACTTTATTGAGCTCCGAGCCGCTAAGCGTGTACGTTCCCGAGCCGCTGACATCGACAACCGTGTAGCTGAACGCAAAGACCGCGGGTTGACCGAAACCTATGGTGTACAGGTTCGATCCGTCGCACGCGATGATGGCTGACTCACCCGGATTGAAGCTGAGCGTACTGTTGCCGTCGATCAGACTGGTTCCCGGAGCATCCGCCGTGACCGCGCCTGTGCCACTGTTGCGCAGGTACAGGAACCAGTTGTTCCCTACGGCCGCAGGGTCTGGCAGCGTCAAGGTGCCGGCGCCGCCGGTCCAGTTGAAGAGCTGAGCCCTGTCGCTGACGCCGGCGACGTAATCGCTGCTGAACGTAGTGACGGGGACCGATTGGCTGAGCATGGTGCCGACGGCCACTATACCGGTGCCAGCCAGCGCGCTGGCATTCGCCGTCGATGTGGTGGCACCGTACTGCAGGATGTTCCACCCGCCAGCCGGCGTGAGGTTATCAGTCAGGTAGACCTGCCACAATGTGCCGGCAGCGATCGTGACCACTTGCACACCATCTGCGTCTTTGACCGTGAAAGTGTAGCTTCCTCTGTTGTTGAACAGGATGGTATTACCTGTGCCGCTTTTGGTCGCATTCGGAAGCGTGATGGAGAACCCGTCAGCCGACGGCGTCACATCCATGATCTTGGCCGCCAGATTGACATTCGTTGATGCCTCCTCCGGCCAACTGAGCTCGATGTTAGCCGTTAGCGTCGTCTCACTGTAACTTATTTCTGCGGGGTATATCGTTGACCCGTTGAAAACATCTATGTAGTTCATTATACCTCGTCCCTGTTAGATGAGCGATCAAGAATACGCTTGAGGTCCTCACCATCGAGCGCCTGTGCGGCACGATCGTACATCGTCTGCCATGTCTGGATACGCTCGTCATTCTTCATGAACGGAGCAGCCTCCATAAGGACCGCGTAAAGCAGAAGGTCTGGCGCGTACTCGGTGAGCCAGTTTGATTGAGTCTCCGGGCCCAGCAGCCTTGGCTGCTCATAGTAGATCACTTCGAGCGTCTGTGCGGAACTTGGTGTCGGTGTGATGAGCCAGTGAAAGTAGTCGTACTCTGCGTAGAACTCTGGCGCCCCGGTCTCCGCATGATCAGGCCAGTAGGAGTGGCAGTACTCATACGACCGCGCGTAGATAGTGCTTCCGTCAACGGTCATGCTGACTGTTTCGCGCCACCTGTCGGGCTTCTTGTATACGCTGATATTTGGCTCAAGTGTCAGCTCTACCGCGCGGATAAAGCCCTCAACCTTGAGTTCTCGACCGATGCGACGTTCCGCAAGGGTGATAAGTCTGGGGAGCTGTTCGTAGACGATCGAATCGCTATCGGGGGTGAACCCTCTCTCGAGATAGCGTCGAACGTCTTCGAGCAAGCTGTTATAGGTCATGGTGTAAGACATCTGCACTCCAAATGGTTAAAGCAGCAGCTGATACAGCATGCACCAAACGTGAAATTAAAGATAATCCAACAGGGAAGCAAGTATTTTACTCGACTTTTCGGGTATACAGCCACCGGAGGCCGAACGTAGCAGCGATCACGCCGATCCACGATACCTGAAACCACGCGGGCGCCTTGGCGAGATAGTCCCACCCGCGCACCACGTACTCTTGTACCACAGGGATAAAGCTGCCGATAACCGGGGCGGAGAGCAGCACCGTGAGGTACTCATCGCGCCACGAGGTTTGCGTCTGCTTGAGCGCCTCGATGTCATACTCGGTCGTGGCTGTCTGGTTGGCCATGTCGAGTTCGGCCTGCCGGTCCATCCGCTTCAGGTCGATTTCGAGCTGCTTCTCCTGCTTCGCCTTCTTGTTGTCGATCAAACCTTTGACGATTCCGACGCCACCAGTGATAAGATCAAGTACGGGAAAACCCATGTCAACCTCCGTAGTTTGAGTATTTTCGTGCATAAACTTTTACGGCTTCGACGTGCATATCTGCGATCGCCTGCCTTCCCGAATCAGACAGCAGCAGCGTGCAGTCCTTCAGCGTATCCATGAAGAGGTTTTCCGTCAAGGCCGCCGGACACATGGTTTTCGGGAGGATGCTGACGTGATCGGTTTCCTTGTCACTGTCGCCGTCGGCGGTGTCCCGTCGCATCGGGAAGTTCTTCAAGTAGACCGTTTCGGCCAGTTGGTAGAAGATCTCAGCCAGGTCGTCGGATCTCGTCTTGCCGACACTGGTCAACACCTCGAAGCCGGTTCCTCCGCCGGCGTTGGCGTGGACTGAGATGAGGATGCACTGGTAGCCGTCCTTGTTGGCGGCAGCGATGATCCGGTTCGCCCTGACGATCCTTTCGGTGATGCTTACGTCGTGCAGCTCCGGTACCAACCGGGTGCTCTTGATCCCCGCTTTATTGAGTGCGAGTGAAACCCTGTTAACGACGTCTCGGTTGAACTCGTACTCAAAGAGCTGGTTCCCACCCGTCCAGACTGGTGATCTTTTGCCGGGAGTCTCTTGGCCGTGTCCATTGTCAAGAATAACATAAATAGGTCTCATACTTCTTCAAGATCTAGTTCGATTGATTCGCTATTGTCGTTGTTGGCGTCACGGATGGTCTTGTACGCCTGTGCGAGATACAACGCTGTCCTGCCGATGGCGATGAGTAGCCCGGCGCACGCCGCGATAGTTGCCGATGCGTCAATGCGCGCCCCGATGTTATCCGCAACGAGCACCAGCATTGAGACCATCATCACGCCACCATCGAGCATATGTCCGAATGTCCCTGTGATCCGGTAAGGCATGACTGCTACGGAAGCGTGTTGAGAAATTCAGCCACCTGCTCCTGCGTCATCGGGTTACCTTCGGCGTCGAGTAGCTCGACGCCGGCGTCCAGATCTTTTTTGAATCGCCGATAATCTGCGTTATCAGGGCAAAAAGGGATGGACGTGAGTGAGCCATCAACATTGGCCCTCATCGTGGCTTTACACCCGTCAGTTTCCCTCTTCAGTCCACAAAGCCTATACTGTATCATGCTAACTCCGCGTCTATGATTATTTTACCGTCGCCACTCGCTTCTATGGTACCGACAGCGGACAATGTGTTCACTGTTACGCCTGACGCTACCTGAAAAAATAGCACTGCACCGGTTTCCGAAGTCCCGGTCAAAGTACCAAGGTACAACGTCACAGGCGGGTATGTCGCCGCGGCAGAAAGCCACGTATAATTTGTATTCAGCAAAGTGATCGAGGGGCTTGTACGCTTTCGCGTGTATATCAACGCTGTTTCCGGGCGATTGACAACATCTACGCTTGAAAGATACTGAGGTATACTCCCCTGATTTCCGTTTACGTACACCTCGCAGTACCACTGGCACAATGCGAGTTCGGTACCGTACGGCCTGAACTCGAAGGGTGTTGCCACGGAGCCTTTCTCAAGCTGAACGCCTGTGAGATAGAACGTCGCACCGTTAGTCGCAATCAGGTTTGTTTGACCCGTTGCACCCGTTCGCCCTACGTTTACCCATGCGCCCGGTGTGCCTACATGGTTTGACCCTGCACCAAGGCTCCAAGAAATCGAAATACCTCGCCCGGAAGTCGTATTCCACAGTCCCGATATGTCACCCGTAACGACTATTGTTTTTCGCTCCCACGTGTTGACGTTGTCTATGGTGAACGAAAACGGGTAGCTGCGATCGGCTGCATCGTTTCGTAGCGAACCGCCATACGACCCTGCTATGCTTGCCTTCACGCTAAAAGACAATGTAACTGTTTTAGCCCCCGCGGTACCCCACCTAAAATCTGCGATGTTGTAGCCCTCGATGCTCTGTCGGATAAAATAGTAATCATCTGCCGCTATCGATGAGTCCGCAGTAGTCACTGTCGCAGCTAATGACGCTGTAAAGCCGTTATCACTCGGTACATCATTAGATTGCTGTACAGAAAACACTCCCCCACCGTTTGCAGTACCAAAGAATCGATCTACTGCAAAAAAAGCAGCCGCCGAATTAACAGACACGCTCGCGCCCGCGTTGCGCTGATCGATCCTCATGCCGCCATTGATGATCCTGTTCCTGAACCCAGTGTACCCGCCGGTGTTCTGGGTCGTGGCATCCCCGAACGTCAGGCCGTTCGTACCATTAATACTTACGCTCATACTTGTGCCTCCAGTTGCTCAATCGTCGGTTCAGGGTACGTGGGGTGTTCCCATTTGGCGATATAGTCCCCGCGACCATCGCTATCGTTCTGTAACGTGATCACGGTATAGAAGTCTTCTATACAGAGTTCAGGATATAAAGCCATGATTTTATCGTATAACTGCATTATGCGCTCCTTGTTAGTACTGCACTAAAAGACGAATTGACGCTTCCCCCGGGTGTCGATGCTGCTATCGATTCATAACCATATACCTCTAAATAGTCCGTCGTTCCGTTCATATATACGGGAGCGCTAAGCGTGACCCCATTGAAATTCGCGTTACTTCTTTGGTTATTAATCGTTACGTACGCGGCGCCGTTTTTGTACAGCGATATAATGGAGAACAGCGCCAGAGACCCCGAAAATGTTACGGAAATATCTACCTCGTAATATCCCGCTATGTTCGGTGTAAACCTGCATAGCGAAGTATCATAGCAGCTATTCGTATCAAATCGTTCAGTATCGAAAAGTAGCTTGGTAGCTACCGCCGTCGATATGGTTTGGCCCGTTGCGTAAGCGCTAAATGCGGGGCCGTCAACGCTCAGACTTGCAGTAACTGCAGGCGCTGTCAGCGTGTAGTTGCTCGCCGTGACAGGAGCAGCAATCTCGACGCTACCGCCGGAGGATGATTGAAGTTTGACACCCATTATTTTGCCTCCAGAATTTCGATTCGTGCTTTCAGTTCCTGTATGGCCGCTACCAGTTCGGGGGTGATCTTACCGTAGTCTACACCCTGTGGCCTGATATTACCTTTGTCGTCGACAGCGTCCTTCTCACCCGAAACGGCTTGCGGGATGACTTCCTGCAGCTCATGCGCGATGAAGCCTCTGTCTACGGACCCGTCGGTCACCCAAGTAAAAGTGCACGGCTTGAGCGCTGCAATCTTTTCGAGTGCACCTACCATGGGCTCTATGTTGTCTTTCAGCCTGTAGTCGGAACTCGTGTTATACGCTGTAGCTGATCCTGTCGTGGTTATCGAACCTGCAAACCCGTTAGGGTTCCAAAATGTAATCTGATACGCCGACGTAACGACCTGGGCGGATAGCGCTGCGGAATACTTCGTTCCGGATCCTTTAATGCTTAAGAAAGCGTTTGCATCTATATCAGATACAGAGTTGATGAGCAAATTGCCTGAAGCGTTAATGCGCGAACGTTCGGATCCGTTAACACCAAAAACCATAGGGTTGGTGCCTACGCTGGTGAGATACGACGCACCATTCGTTGCGTTTACGTAGAACTGTGTCGATCCGTTAATCTGCAGCTCGAGTCCCGGGTACGTCCCTGCGCTAGGGTTATTTATGGCCATTCCGTTCGACACAGTATTAACCGCGCCTGAATTCAGACCCACGTTTCCGCTTAGCCCAATGCTTAATGCGTTCGCTGGAGCCCCCGCTGCAATCGTCAGGCCGTCGCCTGAGTACCCTTCGCTGTTCGATATGCCCGGCGTCGTCACGCCGCTTGTGCCGTTGATAGTCACACTCATTACAGTACCACCCAAGTTGATCCGGAGGGCACGGTGACCGTGACACCGGAGTTAATGGAAATAGGCCCGGTCGACATGGCGTTCGAACCGGTTGTGATCGTGTAGGACGAAGTAACTGTTTGGCCATTCTCGTAGAAAATGGCGTCAGATCCTCCACCGGTTGCACCGCCGCCGACCTGAACGACGGTACCGCTGGTGTCCAGCGCGAACAGCTTTCTGTCGGTCGTGTTGATGGCGATCTCACCGGGGGTCAGGTTAGCGGCCAGAGGCTGCGCACCTGCGGTGGTGGTCCT